TCGTCAAGCTAATTCATTTTATACCCTCATACATTCAGCGCATTTCGCGTCATACGATAAATCTCCAGCCGTGACAGCGATTTCGGACTATGATTGGTCTGATTCACTGTGCGGCTGTTGTCGTTGTTGTAGTAGTTGTTGACCACACCGCTGCTGCCGCCGTTCATCATCGCGCCGGAAATGCCGTCCATATCGACGTTCAGTCCGGACTGCATCGTCAGCGTCATGGCATCAGCCACACCGGACACAGCCGCCTCGACATATTTCTTGCTCTTGTTGATACCCTTTGCCAGCCCCTTCATGAAGTCCGGCATCCACTCCTCTACATCGGTCAGCGCACCCTTTTCAGGTACGGAGAAATGCAGATACTCCCAGATGGAACGAGCCACATCCGCAACTGTGTTGATCAGGCTGCCGAGCATATAGGTGATGCCGTTGATGAGGTTCTGCATGAGGTCGCGTCCCCACGACCACGAGCTGTTGACCTTGTCCATGACTGCGTTATACACAGCGTTCATGGCGTTGACGACTGCATCACGCACTCCGCCGAGCCTGTCACCGATGCCGTTTTTGATGCCGTCCCAGATAGACAGCGCGGCTTCCTTGACACGGTTCATGGCATTCCGCACGGTATCCGGCATTGCATCCCAGACCGCCTGCACCACGGATTTGATTGCATTGACCGCTGTCCGAACTACGCCGGATACAGCTTCCCATGTTGTCGTCACCACAGATTTGATGTCAAGCTGTCCCGTTTTGATGAGGTTCTTCAGCGCCGTCCATACCGCCGTGACGATTTTCTTAATACCGTCCAGTGCTGCAGAAATCACAGAAGATACAGCCTTCCATGTGGTCGTGATGACATTGCGGATATTTTCAAGCGCCGTTTTAATTGTGCTGACAATCGTTTTCCAGCCGGAGGTGATACCGCTGCTGATCTGCGACATAGTCGCATCAATCGCGGCATTGGCGTTTGTCCAAACCGTTTTCACGGTATCGAACACCTGCGTCATGAAGCCCTGCACCGATGTGACCACATTGGAGAGTGCGCTCTGAATCACACTGCTGATTTTCTCAGCCAGTCCGCCTGCAAAGCTGTTGACTGCATCGTTCACCACACTGGTATTTGCGTTGATGCCGTCGGCAAGTCCCTGCATGAAGTCCGGCATCCAGCTCTCGAAATCCGCGAGAGGTCCCTCATCAGGTACAGAGAAGTGCAGGAAGGACTTGATCTTGTTTGCCACGCCCTTGACTGCGTCCGCGACCTTGCCGATACAGTTTTTGATGCCGTTGACGATACCGTTGATAATGTCTGCGCCCCACTAGAACGCCTGCGATGCAAGGTTCTTGATGAAATTCACCGCAGCATTGAAGCCGTTGACGATCGTATCCTTGATTGCCGTGATCTTCTGCGTCACGGCATTTTTCACGCTGTCCCAGATATTCGATATCGTTGTTTTAATGGTGTTCAGGATATTTGTGACAGTATTTTTGATACCGTTCCAGATAGAAGAAACAACAGAAGAAATGGTACTCAGCACACCGGAAATAAAGCCGCTGATCGCATTCCACACAGCCGTTACGACTGCCTGAATTGCATTGACTGTATTTGTGATATGATCCTTGATGCTGTTCCAGATGCTGGAAATCACAGACCAGATCGCATTGACCACGCCAGAAATGAATCCGGAGATCGCGTTCCAGACTGTAGAAACGACATTGCTGATCGCATCCATCACCGTAGTGATCGCAGTATGAATCGCATTCCATACAGTTTCAATTACGGTCTTGATCGCCTCAAGCACAATTGTCACAACAGCCTTGATATTCTCCCACGCCGTGGTGATCTTTTCGTGAATCCAGTCCATCACTCTGTTAATGATAACGTGGATCGCTTCAAAAATCGTCTCGAACAGATACCTGAATGCCTCCAGCAGCGGAGAAATGAAATCATAAATCGTCTGCCATACTGTAGAAATGACATTCCAGATCGCATTCAGCACCGTGGTGATCGCTGTATGAATGGCGTTCCATACGACCGTGATAACAGTTTTGATGAGATTGATTTTCTCAGATACGCTGTTATAAATCGCAGTCCAGATACCGACAAAAAAGTTCTTGATGCCTGTCCAGATAGTTGTGAAAAAGTTCTTGATCGCATTGACCACGCCGGTAATGAAGTTTTTAATGCCGTTCCAGATGTTTACAAAGAAATTCTTGATGCTCGTCCAGACGCCTACCCAGAATTCCTTTACTTCTCCAAGATCGGTGCCGAAAATACCGCAGATCATATTCAGCGCATTTTTCAGCGTATCCTTGATGAAATTCCAAACTGCTACGAAAATACCCTTAATGCCGTCCCACACTCTGCTCCAGTCGCCGGTGAAGATGCCGACGAAAATATCCAGAATACTCAGGATGATGTCTGTCACAGCCTTGAAGATATTTGCAATCTGCTGGAACTGCCCCTCAAAGATCGGTTTCAGGAACTTGCAGAGTCCGTCCCATACAGCCTTGATGACCTCGGTGATATTTTTGAAATCGAAGCCCAGCGCATTGATGCGGTCAACAATGCCCTGACAGAAGCCGGAAAAGATACTCTTGATCTGCTCCCAGATTGCCGTGATCTTATTTCGGAAGTCCTCATTGGTACGCCACAAATGCACAAAAGCCGCCACCAGTGCAGCAACAACTGCAATGACAGCGACCACAGGCGCACTGATACCGCCGATGGCAGCACCGAAGGAAGTAAACGCTGCCTTTGCGCTTGCAATGATCGTCGGGAGGTTTGCTACAAGCTGCATCAGCTTGCCGACACCGACCATTGTTTTGCCGACCACCACAAGGAGAGGTCCGAGTGCAGCCGCCACAAGAGCGACCTTGACAATGGTTTCCTTTGTCGCAGGCGACAGCGCATTGAATTTATCAATAAGTCCCTGAATACGGGAAACAATAGAACGGATCGCAGGCATCAGGATTTCACCGAAGGAAATGGCAAGCTCCTGAAGCTGCGATTTCAGAATGGTGAGCTGTCCTCCGAGGTTATCCTGCATGACGGCAGCCATCTTTTCAGTGACACCGTTGTAGCCGTCAATCTCATCGGAACAAGTGCTGATCGCACCTTCAAGCTTCTGAATATCCGCAGGCGCAGCATTCATCAGCGCAAGGAAACCGGACATGGCGTTTTTTCCGACCAGAGCCTGCGCCGCCGATGCCTGTTCCGATTCCGACATCTGTGCAAAAGCCACACGGCAGTCTGCGAGAATGTCGTTCAGCTCACGCATCGAGCCGTCCTGATTGGTGGTTGCGATCTCCATTTCGCCGAAGGCATCACCGCAGAACTTTACCTCACCTGCAAGTGCTGTCATGATCGAACGCAATGCAGTACCGGACTGCGAACCCTTGATACCGCTGTTTGCCATCAGACCGATTGCCTGTGCGGTATCTTCACAGGAGAATCCGAGAGAACCCGCAACAGGCGCACAGTATTTGAAGGTTTCACCCATCATGCTGACGTTCGTGTTTGCATTGGACGATGCCGCCGCCAGCACATCAGCAAAATGACCGCTGTCGGCAGCAGTTAAGCCGAAAGCGGTCAGTGCATCTGTTGCAATATCCGATGTTGTCGCCAAGTCCTCACCGGAAGCGGCAGCGAGGTTCATGATGCCCTCGATGCCGTCCAGCATATCGCCGGTTTTCCAGCCTGCCATCGCCATGTAGTTCATAGCGTCGGCAGCCTCGGAAGCGGAGAACTTGGTCTTTGCGCCCATCTCACGAGCCTTATCCCGGAGTGCATCCAGTTCATCACCGGTTGCACCGGATACAGCAGCAACCTTGCTCATGGCGGAGTCGAAGTCGGCTGCGGTTTTGACAGCAGCAGTTCCGGCAGCCATAACAGGAACGGTCACATGAGTGGTCAGTGTCGTTCCGACATCGGCGATCTTGTCACCAGCTTTTTCAAGCATTTCTCCCGCCTGACCGAGCTTAGCAAGTGCCGTGCTGGAAGCCTCTGCCTCACGCTGGAGGTTCTGCAGTTCCTGTTCTGTCTCGATGATCTCACGCTGCAGGGCATCGTACTGCTCCTGCGAGATGTCGCCGTTGGCGAGAGCCTGATTTGCTTGCTCTGCCGCCGTTTTCAGGGTTTCCAGCTTTTCTTTGGTAGCCGTCACCGCATCGGCGAGGAGTTTGTGTTTCTGTGAGAGCAGTTCCGTGTTGGAAGGATCGAGTTTCAGCAGCTTCTGTACATCCTTGAGCTGCGTCTGCGTGTTCTTGATGTTTTTGTTGACACCTTCCAGCGCCTTCGACAGCTTGGTCGTATCGCCGCCGATTTCGACCGTGATGCCCTTGATTCTGTTTGCCATGCGGTTTCACCTCCTCTGTGAGGGCATGAAAAAAGCAGCCCCGAAGGACTGCTCAGTGTATATTCAGTTACTAAGCTAAATCAGAATTTGCCGTTATTTGTTTCCTATGCCCAGATCGCCATCGCCAAAGTGCCGACAACAATCAGAATCAACCCGACAAGCGCCTTTCTGCTCAACTTTTCTTTGAATACGAAATAGGAAAAAGCGACGGAAACGATAATGCTGAGCTTATCAATCGGTACGACAACGCTGACAACGCCGTTCTGTATGGAGTAATAGTAACAGAGCCATGATGCGCCTGTGGCAATCCCGGACAGAGCTATGAATACAAGTTCTTTGGAATCAGTATTTTTCAGTTCAGCACCTTTGCCTTTAACGAAGACGATCAGCCAAGCCATAACAAGAACAACACCAGTACGGATCGCCGTCCCGAGATTTGATTCTACATCCGTTATGCCGATCTTTCCCAGAATAGAGGTCAGGGCAGCAAAAACAGCGGAACCGATCGCGTAGGGCAGCCACGTGCGCTTTGTGTCCTTTGCTTCAGTTTTCTTCTTTTCGATCATCAGAAACACGCCTGCCGCAAGAAGTGCAGTACCGATCAGCTTGACCGCCAGATGTTCTGTCTCACTGAAAAGGATGATTGCGATAAGCACTGTCAGAACCGTGCTGGATTTATCGACGGGAACGACCTTGTTCACATCGCCGACGGACAGGGCTTTAAAATAGCAGATCCACGAGGCTCCTGTCGCAAAGCCGGACAGAATTAAGAAGATGATAGATTTTGCCGATATTTCCGTGATCGTTCCAGCAGAGCCAACGATAAACACCATGATCCAGGCAAAAAGGAGTACAACGACCGTCCGCAGAGCAGTCGCCACGTCTGAATCAGTCTTTTTGATTCCGCATTTCGCAAGTATCGCCGTAAGTCCGGCAAAGAGCGCGGACAAAGCCGCCATGATCAGCCACATATCTTCCCCTTATTCATTGTCATATATTCTGGTAATTCTCGTCCATCAATTATCTCTAAGATAAATCCCGATTTAGCGAAGGAAGCTTCATGTTTCCTTCACAACAGAATTATAACACAGAAGGAAGAAAAAGTCAATCAGAACGCATCAAAGTCTGCCTGTCCAGCGACCTCATGCCAGCCGTCGTATTCATCGTTTTCTTTTTCGGTGAACATATCATTCACGACTCCGATCGTGAGCAGATCAAGCTCCGAGAGGGACAGCCCGATCTGCACACATCGGAGAAGGAAGAGGGGCGTTGTCATCGGGCGGTCAGTTTTTCGATGTTTTTTTTAGACTCCGCCTGCGTTTCCACGTTGAGTCCCCACAGTTCAATGAGTTGCGGCAGCACCTCATAAATGGAGAACGTGTTGAACGCTTCGAGCCATTCATCGGGATTGTCCGGGACGTTCTCCGGATCAGCGTGTTTCGCCATGATGTAGGCGATGTTCTCGAACACCTCAAGACTCTCGATGTCAAGAGTAGAACCTTCCTCGTCGCCATCCTGCACAGAGGTCTGAAGGGCGGCGAAGTCCTTGTAAATATCCCTGCGGAACTTGATGCGGTAAAGGCGAGGCACAGCGGCACTCGCCTTGAACGGGACCTCGATACCGTCAACGGTGATCGTCTTTTTTATAGCCATTCTGTACCTCCTTACTCAGTCGTGCTGCCGCCGGACTTGGTCGTTGTGGAACGTGTGCCTGTGCTGTTGTTTGTGGCAGCAGTCGGCATATAGACCGCATTGTACCAGTTGTCGTATGTGGTCTGGTCAGTGCTCTCGCAGGTCTTGGACTTCACCAGACCGTTCGGCAGCGCCGATGCCTTGAGGGAGAGCTTTTCCGTCTTGACGCTCTTGCTTTCCTCCGTGGTCTCACCCTCAGTCGCAGGACGGGATGCAGAGCAGCAGTACAGCACATGACGGATGTGGTTCTTGTCTCCGTCGAACTCGAACATGAGTGCAAACTGCGAGGTCTCTGCATCGTTGCTCTCGACCAGAACGCCCTTGCTGTCCAGCACCTCGCCGAGGATCGCCGTTGCAAAGTCGGTTGTGATGAGTGCGACCTCCAGATCGCCGTCATAGCCTGCGTTGTTGTTGATGACATAATACACGCTGTTGTCAGCGTAGAAGTTCTCGTTTTCGCCGTTCGCATCAATGCTCAGGGATACAGCACCGGGCAGGCGCACAGGCGTTGCGAATGTCGGAACACCGTCATCGCTCCATGCCGTGATCTTTGCCCAATGCACCTTGTTCAGACCGAATTTTACCTTATTCTTCTGCAGTGCCATTGTTATACCTCCATTTCGTAAAGCACCTCGTAGAGCTTTTCGCTCTCGATCCAGCTTTCAGTTTTCGTGTAATAGATATTGTGCTGCGTCAGCACTTCCTCCACACGGCTTTCCGTATCGGGTGACTTTTCATCTGTATACAGCTCCACATCAAGCTGCTTGAAGCTGTGATACATCAGGTTATCCGCACCGAAGGTATCCTCGCCGGGTGAGAGAAAAATAACGAAGGGCGGTTTCGGAGACTCGCCCTCGGCAAAATGATGATAGGCGAACGGCATCCCGATCTCCTGCATCATTTCATTGATTTCTTCATAGGTCATGACAGCGCCTCCTCGATAAGATGCGTGAGCATTTCCTCGCCGTGCGCTTCCGCAGGTGCAATATGCGGCTTGCCGGATACACGTCCGCCGTTCCGCTTTGCATGACCTTTTTCCAGCAGGTGCGCAAGCTGATAACGGTCTTTCGAGTGAACGGTCATTTCGAGTGTATGGCTATTCTCCCGCGTTTTCTTGGTTGTCCAGCTCTTGCGATACTTGCCGCTGCGCTTCGGAGCATTGGCGGAGATTTCCTTCTTGACCTCGGTCGCTGTCTTTTTCACAGCAGCTTTCATGGCGGTATCGGCAAGGTCTGCATATTCCGTCAGTCCTCGCATGATCTCCGCCGCCATATCGTCAATCGAAGTCATCCTGCTCACCAGCCTTTCGTGTACCCGCCGTGATCTTCATATAGTCAAGGGATTTATAATTCGGCAGCACACCGTTAATATCATACACCAGACCACGGAAGCGCAGCTTGTGCGTGGTGGTATTGATGCGCTTGGTATCGGGTGTCTGCCGGACAGTGAATTCCAGCGATACGACTTCCTGCGTCACGCCAGCCTCGGTTGTTTCCGTTGATGTCTTTACGGACACGGCAGCCCAGCAGGAGAAGGCTTCCTCCCACCGGGCTTTGTGGTTGCCGATGCCGTCTATCTTCGTGCTGTGTTCCAGAAAGGCGATGCGCTGATTCAGCGTTCCGATCTCCATCAGATCACCCCTTCACGCTGCGCAAATAACAGTGCCCGGAGCGTCAGCGTCAGCTTATGGTAGTCAGCACCGTTGCGGTTCTCATAGAGGTAAGAAACAGTATACAGCATAGCCTGCCGGGTGGTTTCCTCATTGACCGCAAGTGCCTGCTCGTCCATTCTGCCGACGTCCTGCACCAGCCGCTTGGCAGTGTCGATCAGCGAGAGGATGAGCTTGTCATCCTCTGTATGATCCACACGAAGATAGTTTTTCGTCTCAGCCAGAGTGATCATGCACCGCTGCCACTCTTGACCTTGAGTGTCTTGATTGCTTCGGGGAGAATGAGCTTGCCGTCAAGACGCTCCATTGCAAGGAAGCCGACCTGACCGGTCATGGCGAACAGCTCATTCAGGCGCTTGAAGGTACGACCGGAACGGTCAGCGATCCAGTAGTAGCTGAAATCGCCGAATGCCATACACTTCTTGCCAGCGCCGATCTCCGGAACATAGCTGGAAGTCTTATACGGACGGTTGAGAATCGTATCGGGAACGCCTGCCGCAACGGAAGGCTGCCAGATGTAGTTGCCGTTGCCGTCCTTGAGCTTACGGAGTGCCTTGACTGTAGAATCGTTCAGCACCCAGACTGCCTTCTTGCGGTAAGGGCTGCGGAGCGAATAGAACAGCTCCATCACATCATCGAAGGTGATGCTTGCGCCTGCGGTAGTCGCGCCGTCCTGTGCGCCGCCGGTCGCATTGAAAATGCCGGTAGGCTTACCGGTGCCGTTACCGACGAAGAAGGCTTCCTCCTCCTTTGCACCGATTCTGCGGGCAAACTCACGGGCGATATAGGACGGCAGGTCGAACACGCTGTCATTGAGAAGCTCCTCGGAGATCTTGATCGCTGTACCGAGCTTATATGCGGAGAGCGATGCCTGACCGAAGGTGTCATCGGAGAGCGTGTACTGCTCTTCCTCATCCATCCAGACCGCATCGCCTTTCGATGTGACGATCGGAATCTTGCGGTCGCCGGAACTGGTCTTGATAACCGTTGCCATCTGGCGGAAGATATTCTCCTCCTCCAGCGCCTCGATGAGCTTGCGCTCGAATTCATCCGGCACAAGATAGCCGCCCTCGGTGTCCGTGCCGACATGGAGATCATTGCGCACATCGATCCAGTTGCGGTTGCGGATGCTGTTCCAGAAGGCATCGCTGTATGCAGCAGATGCAGTTCCGGGCTTTTCCGGCTCGGTGTTCTGTGCGGCAGGCGCAGTCAGAATCGGAGAAGTGGTAGCCTTCGCCATATCCGCCTCGATCTCTGCCTGACGCTCCATGCGCTGAATCTCCTTGCCGAGGTTCACGATGGTTGCTTCCATTGCGTCATAGGTCTTGCTGTCCTCCTCGGAAAGCGTACCGTCAGCCTGACGCTTGCTGTCGAGAAAGTCGCGGGCGGTGTCCCACGCCTTCGCTCTCTTTTCACGAAGTTCCTGAATAGTCATTATACATACCTCCAATCAGTATTTCAGAAGATTCAGCCGACTCATCAGCTGATCTACGGGTGTACCTTTGTGTTCCGCAGAGACCTTCTGCATCAGGCTCTGCATGGTTGCTGCACGGGAATAGGACATTGCCGTGAGAGTGTCCTCCTTCGGCTCATCCTCCTCCGGTGTATCTTCATCGGGTTCTTCCTCTGGTTTCGGCTGCGGAGTGCTGCCCGCAAAGAGAATACCGTCCACCAGTCCGAGGGACTGCGCCTTTTTCGCATTGAGCCATGTTTCCTCGTCCATCATGCAGGCGATCTTGCTGCGGCTCAGACCGGACTTTTCCTCGTAGGCATTGATGATGCTCTCCTTTACCTCGTCCAGAAGCTCG